AACAATCTACATTGATAAAAAAGAAGTGCGATATGGAACTATTGATGGGATGTCCAAGGACGAAGTAGTGATGAAGCTTGAAGAAATAAAAAAAATTTACGGACCTGCTCCCCAGGAAATACTGGATGTAGAAGCTAAAGATGTTTCATGTGAAACCTCTGTGAAACCTAAAAAAATATTTGAGGCACCTATTGCAGATACTACAACCGCCACCTGATGTAGAAGAAGAGCGTTTAAAGCTTGAGTACAGGCTTATGCAGATTAATTTGCAGGATAAAGCTCGAAAGGATTTTTTGTCCTTTTGTAATTATGTTTGGCCGGACGCAATTATTGGATCGCACCATAAGATAATGGCAGATGCCTTTAATAAAATAATAAATGGCAGTTTAAAACGTTTAATTGTAAATATGCCCCCTAGACACACGAAGTCTGAATTTGCAAGTTATCTTCTTCCTGCTTTTGCCATGGGCCATAAGCCGAGTACCAAGATCATTCAAGCAACTCACACAGGAGAGTTAGCAGTGAGGTTTGGTCGTAAGGTTAGAAATCTTATGGACAATGAGTCTTATAGACAGTTATTTCCTGATGTTGCGTTGCGTGCAGATTCAAAGGCTGCTGGACGGTGGGACACGGACCACGGAGGAGAATACTTTGCCGTAGGTGTCGGTGGTGCGATGACGGGTCGAGGTGCTGATTTATTAATTATTGACGATCCGCATTCAGAGCAAGATGCTTTGTCAGAACTTGCAATGGAAAATGCGTGGGAGTGGTATAGTTCCGGTCCTCGTCAACGACTACAACCTGGTGGAGCAATTGTGGTTGTGATGACTCGGTGGAACACGAAGGACTTGACCTCAAGGTTGATTCGTTCTCAAACGAGCCATAATGCAGATAGGTGGGAAGTGATTGAGTTTCCTGCGATCATGCCTAGTGGCAAACCTCTTTGGGAGGGCTTTTGGAAGCTTGAAGAGTTAGAAGGAGTAAAGGCTTCTTTATCTGCTCAAAAGTGGCAAGCACAATGGCAACAGCAACCGACTAATGACGATGGTGCAATATTAAAACGAGAGTGGTGGAAAAGGTGGGAGCCAGAAGATCCTCCTTTGGTTAATTATATTATTCAAAGTTATGATACGGCTTATAGTAAAAAAGAGACTGCGGATTACTCTGTAATTACTACTTGGGGAGTTTTTCACAAGGACTATGACTCAGGACCTAATATTATTTTGTTAAATGTAACAAGGGGCAGATGGGATTTTCCTGAACTAAAACGTATTGCCAAGGACGAATATGATGAGTGGAAGCCTGATAATGTGTTGATTGAGGCTAAAGCAACTGGAACCACGCTTCAACAAGAATTAAGAAGGGTTGGAATACCTGTTACGATGTACTCACCTGGTGGCAGAAGAGCGGGACAAGATAAGATTTCAAGAGCAAATTCAGTCGCACCGATATTAGAGTCGGGTATGGTCTGGGCTCCTGAGACAATATGGGCAGATGAGTTGATAGAGGAATGTGCTGCTTTTCCTAACGGAGACAATGACGATATGGTAGACTCAACAACTCAGGCATTAATTCGTTTTAGGGCAGGAAATTTTATTTCATTAGACTCAGATGAAGAGTATAATGATGAAACACAAGAGGTCGTAGCGGAATACTACTAATGTTTATTAGGAAAAAAGATGAGTAGAAATGCTGTTAATGAGTTATACAAAAGGGTTTATGGCAGAGATGCTAATGAGGGTGAATTAAATCTTTACGCTAATGAGTTTGGTGAGGTGCTAGATAGTGAAGAAGCTGCGGATTTAGAAAATCGTATGGTATCAGTGCCAGGGTATACTCCTCCAGTGGCACAAGAACAAGCAAATGTGTTAGAAGGTATTCCAGAAACGTTTGTGGATGAGATAACCGAAAAGTATCAAACAAAACTTGATAGGCTTCCCACCCCAGACGAGATAGCGTTTTACGCTAGAGAAGATCAATATGGAACAGACGCCATATCACCAGAAGAAAGTGCTAGGTTTGATAATGCCGTTAGAATAGAAAAGTCTAAAGACAGGGGCTTTGACTCTAGTGTGGTTGACTTTTTCCGTAGAACCGTTGACCGAGACCCAACACAAGCAGAGCTACTAGCTTACGCTGCTAACTATAAAAAACCAGACGCAGACGGTGGTTATTCTTTTGATAAGCAAGAACAAAACCTTTCCAGACAAAACCTTTTAGAGGAAAGGCAACAAAAATTTGGACTAGGTGATCAGATAGCTGCTTTGCATACAAAAACCTTTGGAGAAAATTATAGCCCCGATTTTTATGAAACGTATACAGACCCTACTACAGGAGAAACCTCGACTGAGGCGGCTCAGTTTTTTCAAAAGCTGGGGGGATATGGGTCAGACCCTAGAAGAATTACTGCAAGGGATGCTCAAAAATTTAAAGAGCAGATTTTAACGCCTAAACAATTGGCTAAAATACCAATGAACTATGCAAATATGTCTCCTACAAATCTACCTACTAGTTTTCTTGCACCGAACAGTCCTTTGCCTGCCGTGGGTGCAGATGGGCTTCCCGTCCCTACTGGGTCTTTACCGAATGTGGCAATAACAGGTGGAGTGGCTCCGTTGCCCACGGGTGCTCCTACTACAGCACCAAAAATGGTGGATGTAACAGCACCCGTTGTGAACACTACCCCTGCTGGGTATAAAAGAGGTGGGACTGTTGAAGTAAACATGAACCGTGGCGGTGATCCAGTGTTAGAGATGATGCGTCAACGAGACACGGACCGTGCCTCACGAGCCAGGGACGATTTAAACAGGTTAATGAATCGTAACCAAACTCAAGGTTTTGAGAATGGTGGAGAAGTAAAAAAAAAACTTCTTTAGGTGAAGAAGATTTTACTGAGGGGTCTTTTGAAAAACGGCTTCCTTTCAATGTTCTTTTTAAAAAAACTTTTGACCCTACAGTAGACAATCCTGATTTAACAGTGAGTCGTAGTGGTGCTCCTTATACTACCGCATCAGTGCTTGTAAATGACTTTGTAAGAGGGTCACTAGATCGATACAAGTTAAGAAGACTTATAGAAAAACAACTTAAAGACGGTACGCTTAAAACAAAAGATAAACTTCCTAGAAACGTTAGATCAACAAATATAGCTTTAGGTGATCCTTTTTTTGAACAAGAGGATAAAGAAAAAGCAGAAACTTTACAGCATGAAATAGAACACGTTAGGGGACTTAAAGGTAAAAAATATTACACTCAAATAACAGAACAGGATAAAAAACTTCCTACGAGAGAGTTTAAACAATTAATAGGTGGTAAAAGAATACAAGCAAATTCTCCAAGGTTTCATCAAGCTGTTGAAAATTTTCAAAATGTTTTTGGACACGATAGAGAAACCGCAGCTTTAAAAACCAATATTTTAACAATAAACGCAGTAAGTAATGAAGCAGGGTCTAGAAACAATACTTCACTTTTAAAAAAAGCTTTAAAAGAATTAGGTGTAGACACCGATACTTTAAGGGGTAAAGAGGAAAGTAGATATTCATCTAAGGGTTTTTTAAGAAAGTACATTGAAGAAAAGTACAACATAACACCTACATATGTGGCTAATGTAGATTTAAAAGGCAGGGATGCTTACAGTTTTGAAGAAGCCGTAGCTGATTTGTCTATGATTGAGGTAATGAATAACGTAGACATAACACAAGATCCTGTGATAAAAAATGTTATATTTAATAATGACCCTGAGACAATACAAGTGTATAAGGCGGTATCTGGCTTACGAACAGACAGGTTAGATGCAAAAGACTTACCGCCTTTTACCGCTCAAAAAATTGGAGAACCCACACCGCCCTTATTACCTTACCCAGACTCATCAAAAAGTCTTTTAGAAGAGCTTAAAAGTTTTTTTGCAAAAGAGAAACCTAAAAAAAGTGCAGCTCTTTCTGATAAAGATCAAGTAAACGAAAACGAAGCTTTTTTAAAGAACATAACAGAGATAAAGAAGAAGTACTCAAACTAAAAGAAAAAATACTCAAAGAGGGTTTGCCTTTATACAAAAAAGGTGGTGAAGTGAGTAAAGATACGGCTACAATAATAGAATTAATGAAAAGGTAAACTATGGCTATAGATAAATCTGTCAACCAAGCCCCTAAACTATCCGTAGTAGTTGACACGGAAGAGACACTGCCTGACGTAGAAGTAATTATTGAAGAAGATGGAGGAGCAGTAATAGAGATAGGGGAGCAAGAAGATAAAGTAGATTTTCACGCAAACCTTGCAGATGTAATAGATAAGGACGAGTTATCAAGAATAGCTCTTGACCTTTTTGCTATGTATGAGGCAGATAAGTCTTCTAGGCAGGATTGGGAGCAGATGTATTCTAATGGATTGGATCTATTAGGCTTGAAAATGGAAGAAAGAACCAAGCCTTTTCGTGGTTCGGCAAGTGCTGTTCATCCTATGTTAACAGAGTCTATTGTTCAGTTTCAATCACAAGCTTTTAAAGAATTAATGCCAGCAGGTGGCCCTGTAAGAACGCAGATACTTGGCAAAGAAACTATTGACAAAGCACAACAAGCTGCGAGGGTTCAGGACTTTATGAACTATCAGCTTACCTCTGTCATGGAAGAATACACACCAGAGATGGATCAAGCTTTGTTTTACCTAGGCTATGGTGGTTCAGTCTTTAAAAAAGTGTATTTTGATGAGCAATTAGACCGAATGGTAAGTAAATTAGTACTTGCAGACGATCTTTACATACCGTATACGGGCTCAAGTGTAATGTCGCAGTGCAATAGAATAACGCATCGTATCGCTATGAACTCAAATGAGTTTAAAAAACGGGTAGTTGCAGGAGAATACACTGATTATGACCTTCAAGATGAAGACTATGACCCAAATTATAGTGAAATACAGTCCTCTGTAGACAAAGTAACAGGTTTAGAGCCTACTGGAGAGGCAGAAGAGATCTTTTTATTAGAGTTTCACGTTGATTTAGACATAGAAGGGCATGAGGACAAAGACGATAAGGGCAATGAAACCGGAATAAAGCTTCCTTATGTGGTAACAATTGAAGAATCTACGCAAAATGTAGTTGGAATACGCAGAAATTACAAAGAAGACGATAATTTAAAGAAAAGACTAGAGTATTTTGTACATTATGTGCTTATTGAGGGTCTTGGAGCCTATGGATTAGGCTTTGTACACCTAATTGGTGGTCTTTCTAAGAGTTCAACTGCTGCTTTGCGTCAATTATTGGATGCAGGCACACTTTCTAACCTTCCAGCAGGGTTTAAAGCCCGTGGGGCACGAATAGCAGACAATGATACACCTATACAACCGGGTGAATTTAGAGATATTGACGCTGGTGGTGCTGAATTAAACGCTTCTTTAATGCCTTTGCCCTATAAAGAGCCTTCTCAGACCTTATTTGGTCTTTTAGGCTTTTTAGTAGAAGCAGGTAAACGTTTAGCCAATACCGCAGACTTGCAAATTGGTGATGGAAATCAAATGGCGGCTGTTGGAACCACAATTGCTCTTTTGGAGCGTGGTTCTATGGTCATGTCGGCTATACATAAGCGATTACACTATGCTCAGAGTATAGAATTTAAAATGTTAGCTAAAGGTTTTGGTAAATTTTTACCAGAAAAATACCCATATGACGTTCCAGGTGCTTCACGTTCTATAAAACGTAAAGACTTTGATTGTTTGGTAAATGTATTACCTGTAGCTGATCCTAATATATTTTCTACAGCCCAAAGAATAACACTTGCACAAACTCAGCTTGAAATGGCTCAAAGTGCTCCGCAGATGCACAATTTGTATGAAGCATATTACAGGGTTTACTCAGCTTTAAATGTTAGAGATATTAACGGCATTTTATTACCACACAATAACCAACAACCTAGAGATCCTGCTGAAGAAAACTCAAGTATTTTAAATATGATTCCTTTAAAAGCTTTTGCAGGTCAACAACACGATGCTCATATTTTATCTCATTTAATTATGGGTATGTCTCCTGGTTTACAAGCACTTCCCGTTGCTGCACAAATGTTGCAACAACATATTTTTGAGCATATACGTTTAAAAGCAGAAGAAGACGTAGAAGCAGAATTATTTACAGAATATGGAGTAGACCCTGATCAAATGGTTTCAGATATTCAAAAAGAAGGAATGGTTGCTCTTAAGATTGCTGAATTTATGAAAGAAACTAGAGATCTTCAGGCTCAATTATCTGGTCAAGGTCCTGATCCAGTAGTCGCTCTTAAAGAAAAAGAACTAGAGCTAAGAGCACAAGATAATCAAATGGATAATCAAATTGCAACAGAGAAACTTAAAATAGATCAAGCAAAAGTTCAACAAACTGCACAAAGTAGTAAAGATCGTATACAATCACAAGAAGATATAGCTGGAGTGAAGGCTCAGTTAGCTAGAGAGCGTTTAGCACAAGCAAATAAATAGTAGTTTTCCCGTAACTCATGGAAGGGACCATGCTAGAACTTATAGAAAAAGTAATAAGAGAGATTAATACTTTACAGAAAGACACAAATAATTTAGTTCTTAATGGAACGGTAACTGATATGGAAAGATATCGGTTCCTCATGGGTCGTTTAGAGGGTCTACGACTAGCTGAACAAGTGTTAAAAGACCGATTAAAAAACCATGTGGAGAACCAATGAAATTAACTGCTTTAGAAAAGAAGTGGGAAATAACTGCATCAAAACCTAGTTTGGATGATGCCTTTGATAAAAAAGGTAATTTTGATCCAGAAAAAGTAGAGGAATCGGTTTATGATCGAATACCTTCCCCAACAGGTTGGAGAATCGTTATTCTACCGTATAGAGGGGTTGAGAAATCTAAAGGCGGTATTGTCTTAGCCGAAGAAACCAGACAAAAAACACAATTGGCAACTGTTTGCGGTTACGTTTTAAAAGTAGGAGATTTAGCTTACAAAGATGAAACTAAATTTCCTACAGGAGCGTGGTGCAAAGAAAAAGATTGGGTTATCTTTGGTCGATATGCTGGCTCTAGAATAGGTATTGATGGCGGTGAAATTAGAATACTTAATGACGATGAAGTGTTGGGTGTGTTGTCTTCCCCTGATGATGTCTTACATATGTAAAGGAGAATGTTTGTGGAAAATGAAGAAGCTGTTTTTAAAGTTGGAGAAGACGAGAAACCCGTTACCATTGAAATGAACCAGGATGGGAGCGAGGCAAAAGAAGAGGGTGGTACACCTTCCTTAGAGGTATCTGTAGATGAAGCCCCTAAAAAAGAAGTACAACAAGAAACAAAGCAAGAGGCAGAGCTAGAAGAGTACAGTGATAAAGTAAAAAAACGCATAGATAAGATGACTGCTCGTATGCGTGAGGCTGAACGCAGAGAACAAGCGGCTATAGAGTACGCTAAAAATGTTCAAGCAGAACAAGCAGAACTTAAAAAAAGATATGTATCGGTAGATGAGGGACGGGTACATGAAACTAAAAACAGGATAGAAACACAGGTTTTAGCTTTAAAACAAGTTATTAAAAAAGCCCGTGAAGAAGGAGATGTTGATACAGAAACAGAAGCTCAAGAAAAATTAATGGGTATTATGTATGAGCAAAGAAAGCTTGTAGATGAAGAGCCACAAAGAAAAGCTTATGTAGAACACATACAAAAACCTGTTCCACCAAAAGCACCAGAGCCTACTTATGATCCAAAAGCTGAAAAATGGGCAGAAGAAAATGAATGGTTTGGTAAAGATACGGCAATGACTCATGCTGCTATGGGTTTACACAAACAATTAGTTATGGAAGAAAGATTTGACCCCAAGTCAGATGAGTATTATGATGAGTTAAATAAAAGATTAAGAGACACCTTTCCTCAAAAAATAGGTGTCTCTACAAACAACAGCGATACCAGACCCGTGCAGTCGGTAGCCCCTGCTAATAGATCTTCTGGAATTAACTCTGCACGCAAAAAAGTGCGACTAACACCATCGCAAGTAGCAATAGCTAAAAAACTAGGTGTCCCCTTAGAAGAGTATGCTAAATACGTTAAATAGATTGGAGAAGAAATTGAGCGAAGTTAATGTACCAAAACTAAATCGCAAGCCTCGTGAATCAGAATCTCGTAATGCTTCTGCACAACGAAAGCCTTGGACTCCTCCTTCTCGTTTAGACGCACCTCCTGCTCCTGAAGGTTATAAACACCGTTGGATTAGAGCAGAATCAGCAGGACAAGAAGACCGTACTAATGTTTCAGGAAAACTTCGTGAAGGCTATGAACTTGTTCGTGCCGATGAGTATCCTGATTATCCTATAGCCTCTGTTGAAGAGGGTAGATACAAAGGAATAATTAGCGTTGCGGGAATGTTACTAGCTAGAATACCAGAGGAAACCGTTGAAGAACGAAACGCATATTATCAAAGAAGGGCAGCAGATCAATCTCAGGCGGCTGATAACGATTTATTGAAATCGAACGCTCATTCAACAATGAAAATTCAATCTCCTAATCGTCAGTCAAAAGTAACTTTTGGTGGTTCAAAATAATGAGCCACTGGAAACTTAAATTTTAAGGAACGAAAATGGCGAATGTCGATAAAGCCTTTGGTCTTCGTGCTCTTGGTAATCTTTCTGCTACTGGTTCTCAGAAGCAGTTTGGTTATAACATAGCCGATAACCAATCAGGTGCAATTTTTCAAGGACAGTTAGTTACGTTAAAAGACGGTTTTATACTTGCTTTTGACCCATCTAGTCACACCGCTGCTGTGGGTGTGTTTAATGGTTGTAATTACATAGATCCTACTACGGGGAAACCTACTTTCTCAAACTTTTATCCAGGCTCTATAAATATCACGCAAGGCGAAATTATAGCCGATGTTATGGATGACCCAAATCAGTTGTTTCTTATTCAAGCAGATGAGGATATTGAGGCAGCGGATATAGGTAAAAATGCTGACATAGTTGTTGGTTCAGGAAGCACTACTACTGGATTATCAGTTAATGAGTTAGATTCCTCAACTATAGCTACTACGGCAGCTTTAAACTTAAAGATTGTTGGGTTGTATGACTCTCCTAACAATGCTTTTGGAAATTTTGCGGTAGTAGTGGTTAAGATAAACGAACACTTGTACGGTAGTGCTGGTGTTGCTGGTCAATAAGGGAGCATAGTAATGGCTATTTCAAGAAATCAATTAGTAAAAGAACTTGAGCCAGGGCTAAATGCTCTTTTTGGCTTAGAGTACAAAAACTACGAGAACGAACACGCTGAGATTTATGACACAGAAAGTTCTGATCGTGCTTTTGAAGAAGAGGTAATGCTTTCAGGTTTTGCTGAAGCACCTGTAAAAACAGAAGGAGCTGGTGTTTCATATGATGCTGCTCAAGAAGTATTTACAGCACGCTACACGCATGAAACCATTGCATTAGCGTTTTCATTAACAGAAGAGGCTGTAGAAGATAACTTGTATGACAAGCTTTCTGGTCGTTATACAAAGGCTTTAGCTAGAAGTATGGCTACTACAAAGCAAATTAAAGCAGCCGCAATTCTTAACGGAGCCTTTACGACTTCTACAGGTGGAGATGGTGTGGTTTTATGTTCCACAGCACACCCAACCGTAAGTGGTCCTAATCTCTCTAATACTTTGTCAACTGCTGCTGACTTGAGTGAAACATCGCTTGAGCAATCACTTATAGACATCGCTGGTTTTACAGATGAGCGTGGCTTAAAGATTGCAGTTCAAGGTTTAAAGTTGATTATTCCTAAAGAGCTTCAGTTTACTGCTGACAGAATCTTAAAATCAACACTTCGTGTAGGTACAGCCGATAATGATATAAACGCTGTTCGTAACATGGGTATGGTTCCACAAGGTTATGCAGTAAACCATTACTTAACCGATCCAGATGCGTTCTTTATTAAGACAGACGCACCAAACGGAATGAAGATGTTCCAACGTGTTGGAATTTCTACTGGTTTCGAGGGGGACTTCGACACAGGTAATGTTCGTTATAAGGCTCGTGAGAGATACTCCTTTGGATTTTCTGATCCAAGAGGAATTTATGGATCACCAGGAGCAGCATAATGATAGGGGGCATTAGCCCCCTGTTGTTTTCTAGGGTTAAAATTATATCAACTGACCTAGCAGACTTATTAGAGATGATATAATGTATGTGCTAATACACAAGGAGAATTAAATGGGTACTACTACCTTTTCAGGTCCTCTTAAAGCAGGGCCAACCAAAGACACTACAGGAACCACTTTAGGAACGGATGTAAAAAACACAGGTTTTGTAATAATGGCTCAATCAGCTAGAGTAGATGTTGTTGGTCCTACTGCAACAACAACAGTTGCTACTTTACCCCCAGGTGCTCAAGTTACTAATGTGAGTTTAAATATTTTTGAAGCAGCAGGTGCTTCTGCTGGTGCTGCAATGACTATTGGAACTTCTACAGGAGACGCTACCTTTTTAGCAAGTACAAGTATTACTTCTATAACCAATGTTAGAAGTTCTGCTATGTCAACAGCTTCTATCAACGTAGGAACGGGCGGTGTTCAGGTGTTTGCTACATATTTCCCTGTTTCTGCTGCTACTGTGGATCTTTTAGGAGATGCTGTAGCTACGATTGAATATATGCAACCTGTTTCTGCTGGTGGTTTTTACACTATTTAAGGGGAGTTTATAATGAGCTTTGCTAGTGACGTAAAAGCCTATACTTTGCCCGTAGGAACTGCTCAAGCTACTGCCATAACAGGTAGAACTAGGTTACAAGGTTTGTACTATGTTCATGGTAATAGTGCTGGAGCTACTTTAACCTTTAGCGATGGAACTAGTGCAGGTGCTACAACTAGGTATACAATAGCTTCGCCTGGAGCAAGTGCTGCGGAAGACCTAACTATTCCTGATAATGGAATTTTATTTAAAAATGGTATTCACTTAGCTAATAGTAGTACCGCTGAAATTACAAGCGTTACGTTTTACTATGTTGGCGGTGGCACTTCTTGATGTAAATTATGCCTTCTAAATCAAAAGGGATGGGCATTAAAACCTCTGTTAAGTCTGGCAATTTTCGCAAGACTAAATCAGGGGCGGGAATGACTAAGAAAGGGGTGGCTGCTTATCGTAGGGCCAATCCCGGTTCTAAGTTAAAAACAGCCGTTACAGGCAAGGTTAAACCTGGTTCCAAAGATGCTAAAAGACGTAAATCATTTTGTGCTAGATCGGCTGGACAGATGAAAAAATTTCCTAAAGCAGCTAAAAACCCAAATAGCCGTTTAAGACAAGCTAGAAAAAGGTGGAAATGCTAATGGAAAAAGAAGATATACAACGAGTCTTTGGCGGGGATATTAAAAGCGAAGTAGCTGTTCAAGCTAATGAGATTAACCATATTCAAAAAGACATGGACGAGATGAAAGCCGACATAGAAGAGATTAAAAAATCTCTTAGTGATATACACAAGGTTTTATCTGAAGCTAAAGGCGGTTGGAAAACTTTAATGTGGGTAGCAGGTGCTAGTAGTGCTGTGACTGCTTTTTTAATAATGATATATCAATCTTTTGGGGGTAAATAGTATGGCTATCAAAAAGTCTAAATCCAAAAGCAAGAGCCCAAGACCAACAAACCCTTCTTTATATGCTCGTGTAAAAGCTGAAGCAAAGCGTAAATTTAAGGTATACCCATCGGCTTATGCTAACGCCTGGTTGGTTAGAACCTACAAAAAGCGTGGTGGAGGTTACGCATAATGTCTCTAAAAGAGTGGTTTGGTAAAGGCTCTAAAGGAGATTGGGTAGACATTGGTGCTCCTAAGAAAAAAGGAAAGTATCAGGCTTGCGGAAGAAAGTCTGCAACAAAAAGCAAAAGGGCTTATCCTAAGTGTGTACCAAGAGCGAAAGCTAAAACTATGACTAAAGGGCAAATTAAGTCTGCGGTTAAAAGAAAAAGAAGTGCAGGTAATCTGGGTGGAAAACCCACTAATGTTAAAACTATTTTGAAAAAAACAAGGAGAAAATAATGGCTGGTAGAGGAATGGGAATAGCTACTAAAGGTGGCGGTGCAGTTACAAGTGGTCCTAAAAACAAAAAACTAACAGGCACTCAAGACACAACAGGCATACCTATGTATAAAAAAGGTGGTGCGGTTAAGAAAGAAATGATGTCAAAAGGTGGCTCAGTTAAAATGATGTCAAAGGGGGGTGCTGTTAAAATGATGACTAAGGGCGGTTCTGTCAAAAAAATGATGGGTGGCGGCATGATGACTAAAGGAGCTCCTGTTAAAAGAATGACTAAAGGTGGGAAAGTTATGGCTAGGAAGCCTTAATGGCTTATCTTATAAGTAACATTCCTTACACGAAAGTTTGGATTAGAAAAGAGTTTACACATGGGCATCAAAAGTATCACGGGGAGTTTGTTCACGGATTGGCGGTGGCTGTTACAACAATGCCAGACCGATGTCTTAGCTTCCAAATCATCTTTACAGGGTGTGAAACCGATGGAACCGAAGAAGAAAATGTTCACGGAGGAGCAATGTGGGCTCGTATGCCAATCACAGGACTTTGTGGGGACATCCCAATGGATGGTTTTTCGGAAAGGATGGAAACACACCTCGCACAACCATGGGACTGCCCATCACACACGCACTCAATCATATCTCTCGAAAGATGTAAACCAAGTCCATGGCTTGCAAAAATCGCAGGAGAGTTTCACACAGCGAGATATCTCTTCACTGTGGACTACACCGAAAGCGAAATCGCAGACTGTCCCGCACAACATAAACAAAGTCACGTTATGGTGTTAACAGACGGACAATGGCAAGGTAACATGGTTGCCTTACCTAATAACAGAGTAAGAGTTACTTCTCCTGCTTTGTGGGCTACGGGTGAAGGAGCTCCTGATTTTAGACCAAGTCAATACCTTCACTGTGCAGAACAAGATGATAGCTATATGGATCCTGAAGAAACCTTTGATAACCTGTATAATAACGATAAACCTGAATAATAATTGGAGTTAAAATGGCTATTACAAAAAACAAAAAACCAATACCTAAAGGAAAGTTAGGAGAAGGTTTAAGAAAATTAAAGAAGAAAGCCCCTATTGTAGTAGCTAAAATGGGCTATAAGAAAAAAGGCGGTGTGGTAAGAAGAGCTAGTGGTTCTCCTTCTAGTGGAGAAAATAAAAAAGAATACAACACCGAAGGCTTGTACTCTGACACTCCTAGTGGTAGAAAATTAAAAAGAATAGATAAAAAAGTAACTGAGTTTTTAAAAGAAAATGCTCCTGTTTTATACGAGGCTAGAGAGAAAATATTTAGAGAGCCAGATATAAAAGAATACAAAAAAAAAGGGCAAATGTTTAAATCAAAAAGAAAATAAAAAATGGCTACCTCTGCATCCACTAGTTTTGATTTATCGATTGATGATATCGTAGAAGAAGCATACGAAAGATGCGGTATGCGTGCTACTTCGGGATATCAGTTAACTTCGGCTAGGCGATCTTTAAATATTTTATTTTTAGATTGGGCAAATCGTGGACTAAATCTTTGGACAATTGAACAAGCTAGTGAATCTTTAACTGGTAATACAGGTAGCTTTACTTTAGGGACAGACACAGTTAATGTTTTATCGGCTGTAATTAGAGACTCTTCTACTGGAACAAACACAGACATCACTATTGAAAGAATTAGTAGGGAAGAATATTTAAATGTTCCAGACAAATCAACACAAGCAAGACCCTCTCAGTTTTATGTAGAAAGAACAAACACACCCACTGTTTATTTGTATCCGTCTACAGATAAAGCTTATACATTTGTGTATTATCGTATTCGCAGAATACAAGATGCAGGTGACTATACAAACACAGCAGATGTTAACTTCAGGTTTTTACCTTGTATAGTTTCTGGTTTAGCGTATCAACTTTCTTTAAAGTTTGCTCCAGATAGGGTAACAACTTTAAAGGCTATTTATGAAGAAGATTTTGCAAGAGCTGCGTCAGAAGACAGAGATACTGCAAGTGTTTCCTTTGTCCCAGATTTGGGGTCATAGCAATGGCTTACGCTTCTGGTAAGTATTCTTACGGCTTATGCGATTACTGTGGCAGACGATATCCTTATCAGGAACTAAAGAAAAACTGGAAAGGGTTTAAGGTTTGTCCACAAGATTATGAGGTTAAAGAGCCTCAATTAGAGCCTTTAAATGTTAAAGCTGATCCAGTTGCGTTAAGACAACCTAGACCAGATAGAAAGGAACCTCTTACGGTTTTTGTTGGAGCACCTGGCGATTCTGCTTTTGCTTCTAACGGTATGCAACCTGCTAATCTTGCTGAGAATTTTTCTGGACAAGCTCAACTTGGAAGGGTAACGGTGACAACAACATGACTTATGATGAACTAGTTAATAATCTTAGAAATTACACTGAAATTGATAGTAATGTTTTCACAGATTCAGTTATAAACACTTTCATAACCTTTGCTGAAAATAAGATACTTAGAGCAATAGACTTAGATATTTTTAAAAAGGAGGTTACAGCAAATATGAGTAACGGTAATCGCTTTTTAACTGCTCCTACCGACATACTTACTCATCGTTATGTAATCATTACTTCTCCCACTACATCTGAACAAGAGTTTTTAGAACACAGAGAGACTTCTTTTTTAAAAGAGTATTGGAAAAACTTTAATAATACAGGCTCTCCTAAATACTATTCTGTGTTTGACTCTAACACTTTTTACATAGCACCTACCCCTAACAATAACTTTTTGACTCAATTAGGGTATATAGCTCGTCCTACTCAGTTATCAGCTTCTAACCCCACTACTTGGATTAGTAAAAATGCTCCAGAAGCATTGTTTTACGCAGTGTTGACACAGGCATATAGCTACACAAAAGGACCTCTTGATATGCTTCAATTTTTTGAAAAGAGTTACGCTGAAGCTTTACAAGGTCTTGGAGTAGAGCAACAAGGTAGACGTAGAAGAGATGAGTATAGGGATGGAGAGCTTAGAACCAAACTCAAGGCAGAGTCCCCAGGTCCATGAGCACTGTACCTAATTTAACGGGTAAGAAAGTAGCCATAGTGGCTATGGGAAAAAGTCACGATCAATACATTTATTCTCAATTGTTTTCATACTCAGTAGATGAAGTGTGGGCGATCAACGCAATGTCTGGAATTATCTTTCACGACAGGGTGTTTATGATGGATCCTGCGAGTAGGTTTTTAGACACAGATGATGCGGGTTCTCAAACAGGTATTATGAAAAGCATTTTATTAGGAGAACATGAGGTTCCTATTTACACTAGTGAGCTAGACGAAAGGTGTAAAGGATTAGTTGAATATCCTTTAGAAGAGGTTGTAAACTCTATAAAAAGCACTTACTTAAACAACACCGCAGCTTACGCTGTGGCATTTGCTTATGCAGCTAATGTTTCTGAATTATATTTATATGGCTTGGATTATTCGTATACAAACTTTTCTCATTTTGCAGAATCAGGTAGAGCCTGTACGGAACACTTATTAGCTAAATGTTCTAATAAAGGCATGAAAGTAGTAATTTCAGGCACTTCTTCACTGCTTGATAACAACGTTAGCGAAGAGAAAAAACTGTATGGGTATCATAGATTAAAAGACCCAATGGTAATGAAGAACGAACATGGTGTGTTTAAAAAGTACAAATATTCTGAAATTAAAGATAAAATAGAAAAACCTAACATTAATAACCCTGTGGAGCCATATAAGATATAATGTTAACTTTAAAATCAGGGGATATAATTAATCCCATAGTAAAAACAAGCAACTTTGGTGGCTTGCCAATGGAAGATTTAGCTGATCTTTGCGTAGCAGAAATTTTATCTATTTCGGAGTCATCACCTCCAGCTATAAAAGAACAAGCTAAGTTTTTTCAAGATAAATTAAGAGCAAAAATACTTGTTTATTTAAAAAAAGCTGCTAAGTCTCAAAAGGATACCTGTATCCAAACTATTTTAAATGGAGGGCATCCAGACGCAGCAGACCTTTTAAGGAGAATTTAATATGTCTTTTAGTGGCAGTTTTATGTGTACTTCGTTTAAAAAAGAACTTTTAACGGGAACACACAACTTTGGAACCTCTGGTAATACCTTTAGATTAGCTTTATACAGTAGTGGGGCTACTTTAAACGCTACTACTACGGCTTATTCAACTTCTTTTGAGGTTAGTGCTTCAGGAACTTATTCAGCAGGTGGAGCAGCTTTAACTAACGGGGGAACAGTAGGACAACCCTCTGCGGTTGGAACCACTGCCTTTACTGATTTTTCTGATGTTTCGTTCACTACAGCAACTGTAGAAGCTAGAGGTGCTTTAATTTATAACGATACTGCAACTGGAAATCCATCAGTAGCTGTTTTAGACTTTGGTGCAAATAAGTCTTCTACGGCTGGAACTTTCAGTATTTTATTTCCGACACCCACTGCAACGGGTGCGATTATTAGAATTGCTTAATAGGAGAACAAAATGGCTCTTATTCAAGCAGATAGAGTTCGAGAAACCTCTTCCACCACAGGGTCTGCTAATTTTACCTTAGTGGGAGCAGTTGATGGTTTTCAAAGATTTTCAGCAGCTATTGGTAGTGCAAATACTTGTTACTACGCAGCAACAGATGGGTCAGCTTTTGAAACAGGTTTAGGAACAGTTTCTGCTAACACTTTAGCAAGAACAACCGTTTTTGATTCTAGTCATACTTCTTCAGGAACCGTTCATAGAGTAGACTTTCAAGCAGGAACAAAAGATATATTTGCTACTTATGTAGCCGATAAGGCTGTTATTTTAGATGCGGACGGTAACTTAACAATAGGAACAACCGCTAACATAACTACTTTAGGCAATGTTTCAGTTGCTAAAACACTTACGATAACTTCTGGTGTATCTGGAGCGTCTACCTTAAATATTAAAGGGGCCGTTTCTGCGGGTTCTACATTAGGTGTTAAAGGCAATGTTTCTTCTGAGGGCACGTTAAGCGTGATAGGTGCTGTTTCTGTTGGAGCTACGTTAGGTGTAACTAATAATGCCTCTATCACAGGCACTTTTACCTTTGCCACAGCTTCCACCACAGGTAATTTAGATGTAGCCAAGAATTTTAGTGTAATTCAAAATGTCTCTGTCGGAGGCACTTTAGGTGTAAATAGTAATGCCTCTATTACAGGCACTTTAGCTGTAACTGATGAATTTACCTTTGCTACAGCAAATAGCACAGGTAATTTAGGGGTTGTTAAAAATGCTTCAGTTGGTGGCACTTTTCATATAGAGGGTAATACTTCAGTACAAGGAACCTTAAATGTTAAAGGTGCTGTATCTGTATCTTCTACTCTTGGAGTTGAAGGAGACATTACTAATGAGGTAAGTAGTATAACAGTGTCTTCTTTTTCAAAAATATTAGAGATAAAAGGTGGCGGTTCTAATGAGGGTGGAATCCAACTTAATTGTAGAGACAACTCACATGGACAAAAAGTAATAGCACAACCCCATAGTGAGGGAGTCACTAATGAGATGCTTTTACCCAAAGGTGCTAACTCTACATTAGTATCTGAAGCTGGAACAGCAACTATAACTAATAAAACCTATTTTGATACAAGTGGTGGTTTAAGGCAGGTTCCTAAGTCTAGGTCGTTTGGTACTGCTTTAACTACGGCAAGTACAACTGATATAGGCAATTTTATTTTTTGTGCGGGTACAGCTTCTTCAACTCAAACCTTAGTTATACCTGATGATACATTTACTGCTGGTGATATATTTTCAGTTGTTAATAATGCAAAAACAGCAGATTCTACAACAACTACTTTTTCAGCAGCTCAAGTAGCAGCAGTCATTGCAGGTGCGGCTAGTGCAACTACTTTAATAACACTTGGAGTAAATGGTGTTGCTAGTGTGTTATTTACTAATGCTTCTGCGTGTGTAATTACAGGAAACGTGAGTTAAATTATGACAGGCATACATCAACTTCTCTTTTCTAATTTTGCTGGTGGGGAACCTGAGACTGTTGTACAAACTTTTAATTCTAACAGCACTTTTACTATGCCTACAGGAGTATCAACAATTGAATTATTG